TTCACTTGAAAGTAAAACAAAAGGAATTAAATTAATATGAATTTCTAGTTTAAGCACTTATTAAGACTTCAAGTTTTTATAAAACATATAAAATTAAGTCAATCAACAAGTGCCCACACAGATTGTCTGATTCGTTGTTAAAGAGCAAAATAAAACGACGCACCGCTCAATCTAGCTTAACAGCTCACAACGGTGCGTCGTTGTGTGTCGCCCATTATAGGATATCTTTCCCTTTTTGCAAATACTTTTTTTTGAGAAAAATTAAAAAAATTGATTGCGTGCATAAACTTACGCCATTTTGCTGCTTTTGCTAGCAAAAAATGTTGATTAAACGAGCGCAGGAAGTACGTTGGTGATTTTGTTCTAGAGGTATGAGTTAGTTGAAAAACCTGTATGATAGATTTTTGCAATAAGATAAGCGGTTTATTTCATTTTAGAAAGTGCAAATGTTTAAATAATTGATCGCTTGTTATTCAGTGAATTAGAAAACTGTGAACTAATCAGCATTTCCGAATGAAATGATTTGTAGAGCCATAATAAGTTGCCTATCTTTCGTGGTATAATAATAGGTAAAAAGACAGATAATAGGTTAGGTATAGTTATGACAAATGCAGAACTTTTTGGTGAAGGTATAAATCTCATGATAGCGGGAATGGGCTTTGTGATGTTTTTTCTAATCATTCTAATTTATGCAATTAGTGTTATTTCTCGGCTAATTAATAAATATTTTCCTGATCCGACACCGACCCCACCAGCGCAACCTATTCCAGCTGTTATTCCACCCACTGATTTAGAACGCTTACGTCCGGTAATTGTAGCTGCAATTGCACATCATCGCCGTCAACAGCGTTCAAACTAAGGATTTATCATGGCTATTCAAAATAAAAAAATTGCTATAACAGATGTTGTTTTACGTGATGCTCATCAATCTTTATTTGCAACACGTTTACGTTTAGACGATATGCTTCCAATTGCAACAGAATTAGATAAAGTCGGTTATTGGTCATTAGAAGCTTGGGGCGGTGCAACTTTTGATAGTTGTATTCGTTTTTTAGGTGAAGATCCTTGGGTACGTTTACGCGAATTAAAAAAAGCGATTCCAAATACCCCATTACAAATGTTATTACGTGGTCAAAATTTATTGGGCTATCGCCATTATGCGGATGACGTAGTTGATCGCTTTGTGGATCGTTGCATTGCGAATGGTATGGATATCTTCCGCATTTTCGATGCACTAAATGATCCACGTAATATGCAAGCCGCATTACAAGCAGTTAAAAAACATGGTGATCATGCTCAAGGGACGTTAAGCTACACCACAAGTTCTGTGCATACATTACAAACATGGTTAGATATTACTGAGCAATTATTAGAGATTGGTATTGATTCTCTCGTTATCAAAGATATGTCCGGTATTTTAACGCCAATGGCTGCTTATGAATTAGTCAGTGAAATCAAAAAACGCTATGAAGTTGAGCTGCATTTACATTGTCACTCAACCACGGGTATGGCAGAAATGGCATTATTAAAAGCGATTGAAGCGGGTATAGATGGCATAGACACGTCTATTTCGTCGATGTCTCGCACATATGGCCATCCGGCAACTGAATCTATGGTTGCAACTTTACAAGGTACAGCTTATGACACAGGATTAAATATCCATCAACTTGAGAAAATCGCCGCTTATTTCCGTCAGGTGCGTAAAAAATACGCAAAATTTGAAGGACAATTGCGTGGTATTGATAGCCGTATTCTTGTTGCACAAGTACCGGGCGGAATGTTAACTAATTTAGAAAGCCAACTGAAACAGCAAAATGCTACAGATAAACTAGACTTAGTACTACAAGAAATACCTAAAGTACGTGAAGATCTCGGCTTTATTCCATTAGTAACGCCAACTTCACAAATTGTCGGCACACAAGCGGTAATGAATGTGTTGATAGGAGAACGTTATAAAACCATTGCAAAAGAAACCGCGGGTATTCTAAAAGGTGAATATGGCAAAACGCCAGCAGCCGTTAATAAAACATTACAAACACGTGTATTAGCCGGCGCTCTACCGATGCTTGACCGCCCTGCCAACCACATTGCACCCGAAATGGATAAATTAATGGCAGAAGTCACTAGCCAAGCAACACAGAAAGGCATTACTTTATCAGTGTTGCGAGTTGCAAAAACTGCGAAAAACAATCATAAAAAAAGCGAAAAATAATTTTAGCTATTTTTTCGCTTTTTTAGTGATTTAATTAGCGTTTAAACGTTATTTAAATTTTCCACTTTCCTATATTTTCCCTCCTCATTTTGCAAAAAATTACCACACTGTTTTCCTATTTAACATAACAAACCGTCAAAACTTATACACTAAATTATCTTCGTATTTGCCATTATAACTTGCCGATGTTTGCAACGTTATGCGCTGATAATTTTCAAAAGCAGTCCAATTGTCTGATTTACTTTCGATTAAATACTCAATAAAGCGAATGAACTCCGACTTGGTCGAGCTGAAGAAAATATACGGTGGCTTGGTTAAATGAATCAGCCTTAGAAAGTCAATTAAGTCAAAATAGCGTGCTTGTTTGTAACTCTCTTGGTACGTACATAAGTACGGAGGGTCTAATACTAATAATACCTTCTCTTTGTGTTGAAAGCGCGGCAATAGCTGATGAAATGATTCGCAAATAATTTCAACCCCATCAAGATAGCCCTCCGCTTCGGGATAGTCAGACTTGCGTACACAATGCCAAAAATCGTGCTTATACAGCTCATCCAATGTCGAAACTTGATTACCCGAAAATAATAACCACGATGACAAGCTCGCAAGGTCAACAAAACCATTAAACCCTTTGATTTTATTAATAATTTCTTCTTTTAATGCCTTGCTTAATCGTTTGTTTTTTGGTATAATTCCATCAACAACTTGATATATTTGTTGGCGTAATTTATTAATGTCTTTTATGTGCTTCAGTCTGTTGCTGTATCCGTCAAAGTCATTGTAAATCACTCTTGCCAAGGGTTTTGTACGCTTTGCAGTTTCACTAAGTAAACCGCTTCCGCCGAACACATCTATAATAGTCCAACCTTCGCCATTTCCTTCAATATTTTTATTTAATACCGCTTCAAAATGTTTTAAAAACATCCGTTTTTGCCCCGTAAATGGTAAGGGCGCTTGTGTGTATTTAGGCATTATTAGTCTCCAAATAAGCAATGACACGATGATAAATACTGTCTATAAGGCTAGCAGGAATGTTTGATCTTGCATTATAGGTTTTGCATACATCATTCATACGAACGCCCGAATAGTAGTTTTCATACTTTAAGCCTAAATCAATATTGCTTTTAAACTTTGTCGGCTTTTTAATCGGATAGTTGTAGTTGCCATAGTAAGTCGGATTATCGAAAGGAATGGAGAAACCTATCACATCCTTTATGTAATCCCACATACGACTCGCTAACGGGTTCTCTATGATAAAGACTTTGGGTTGGTAATGCTGGATAATCGAGATGGTATTATAAATGCATAACTCCCCATTAATTCGATTAAAGAACAAACGCTCATATTTATAGCATTTACGTGGCACTTGAGGCACTTCATAATCGCTATAATGACGGATAACAAATCTTGAGCCTTTCGGGTTTTCTCTTTTCCAGCAAGCATTACCGCCCCACATTGCACTGGCAACACTAAAACTTTCACAAGGGGGGCTGGCTAAAATGACATCAGGTTGAGGTAGGGTATCTAACACATTGAATAACGTTTTATCGACAAAAACACGCCAATAATCGGCTAAATTTAAGGGGATAAAATAGTCGTTTGCTTGTTCAATGTCGATACCAATGGGATAGATTTCGATATTCGGAAAGAATTGAGCCGCTTTGGTGTAGCAACCGTTGCCACTATCAAATAAAGCCCAAATAATAATTTTTTTCACCATAACTCCTATGTGTTATGGCATTCTGGCGCGCTTGGCACTCGGATACTCAAATTGATTAAATGTGATTTAGCGTTTTACAACGTACACATTTAATCTCCAAATATTGTATATTTTTTCCTCTTGCTAAGAGTTTGTTACAACATTTACAACGAATTTCTGTTAAGTTTTGCATATACCTTCCAATTTTCGTAGTTTTAGTGGTAGAATTCCGCCTGCCTGATCAGGTAGGCGGCGTATGGCTATATGCAAGTCTGTTTTGCGTAGCTGACATAAAGTATGGGTTCAGCATATTTTATGTCGCCGTTTTTTATATTAAAAGAAAAACCCTAAAAGATTGATTGCTCTACATCAATCTATTCAAGCTCCTACACTTTAAATTCATAGCGATACAGGCTTGTCAGCTTATCTTTTACTGCGTAGAACGCCAGTTTGCTAAATTGTTCTCCTTCTGTTTTGCCTTCATCCGGATAAACAAATTCTGTCCCATTCGTTGTAATTGACCGCACTATGTTATCGCCATCCATTAAATCAATTTTATAGCTAACACCTTTCCCAAGTGCAGTACTGTCATCCGTATGCGCAATAAGTTGGTCTGCTTGAATATCTCTATCTCGATGCGCCCATGTAAGCGTAAACGCTGAACTGTCTGCAATCTTATCGACAAATGCACCGTCTATTTTTACATTTGCCGGTGGGTAAGGGCGCGCTTGTCGTTGCTGTGTGGTTAGTGTTAATACACTAGCTGCATCTTCAGAGAGCGTTTCAATCTGTGTACGGGTTAATAACTTGGCTTTGAGCATTTCGTTTACCGTATACTTTGTTTCATCCGTGCCGGCGGCAAGCAGATAGCACCATACAATAGTGTTAGCTTTATGCGCCTGTGGTATCGTGTCCGCACAACCGCGCCCTACGGTCATTGTGCCAGTTTTAAAATCCACAGCATCAATTCTGATGATCTCATCGTCAATCATAACCGCTTCGGCGTACTGTAACGCTGCGTAATCGCCCTCTAACTTAAATTTAAACGTGGTTTGGTACGCTGTCGCAGGCTCTTCGAGTTTGATATACGGTGTAAATGAGCCGGTCGTCGTTTGCGTATAACCGGCACCCGCATCAACTAACATCTCATAACCGACCGACAGTGCGCTCGGTTGAGTTGCCAAGCTCCACACAAAACAATCGGTCGGTTTAACAAATGCAAACTCCGCTTCACTTAACACCAGTGGTAACACGTGATACGGTACCTCAAGTAATCGCGCCTCATTAATCGGCTTGGCGGTGTAATCCGGCGGCACATAAAGCGACTCGCTTTTTTGTGTTGAGTAATTTGCAGCCGGTAAACCGAACACATCTTGCATACAAGTCACTATAAGCTCGCTTTCATTACCATTTTCAATAGCACCGACACGAAAAACCGCACTTTCAATTCCACGTTCCGGTAAATGTACTTTAAACACATCGCCGTGTTTCAATTCGCTGGCACGCATATCAAACACAATCTTCATGTTAAACTGCTGGCGACCATCTCTAAATCACGTTGTGCAAGGTGAGCGGCTAAATCAAAAGTCGGCACGCCTTTATATTCAACGGTTTTTGCGATAACACCGTGCATTTGCACAGACGCAATATTATTCGCAATGGCTTGGTCTTCACGGTTTGTCACCGGGTCGCGCCATTTCACGATAATTTGATTGGCTGTTGTATCGGTTGCCGAGCTGTCATCATCTTGCACCATCAAAATCCCATTATCATAGTGAAATGTGGACAAATCGTCGGGGTTATAATCGTTACGCAATAAACGAATGGCTTGCTTACCTGTTTCCACGTTGTCGTATTGCACCGCGCCAATATGGTCGATAACCTGTTGCATAAACTCTTTAATCGAGCCTTGGCGATTGTAGCGTAAGCACAATCCGAAGCCTTCTTCATAGAGCGTGTCTGCAGCTTTTTTGTAGCTGTCTAAATCAAGATCACTTAAGTCCTTTTTGCCACCCCAGCTTTTATTGGTGGCACACTCAACAAGGATATGCGCAGGGTTCATAGCATGAATTTGACGCGCATTTTCTTCTTGCTCTTTTGTCAGTCCTGACATTTTTAACGTGTCGTTGCGTAACATAATTTTGCATTTTTCCGGATACCACACCGTACCGTTAAACCAGCCTTTTAATGCCCGTCGCACACGGTAACTATGTTTTTTCGGGTACGCGTTATAACAACTAATCAGCCCGCTAAACACCGTGGAAACAATACTGCGGAAGCCGGGAATCAAATCATCTTTTGCAAGATTGCTTTCAGTCACATTGCCAGCAGAGAAAAAGTCTTGCTGAGCTTGCTGTTTTTTGCGTTGTCCTGCCTTACGTAAGCGGGAGTTATTCGGTTGGGCAGGAGCAGGGTTTTGATTGCCCTTTAACAGATTAACTAGCATTTGCGTTGGTTTTTGGTCAGGCTCACCCATGAGAATCTCTAACCGCCCTTGAATACCGCCTTCGCCACCAGTGTTTTCACCCCCGAACAAGTTTGGCTTGTCAATATAAGTCGCTTGTGAATGCGTTAGCTCTCCTGGCTTACCGACATACGCCGATTTATCATCAATGCGTAACTCCACAATCTCATCTACCGGTCCGCGTCCCAGCCCCGAATGAATATCCCAGTAGTAACGATAACCGACCGTTACCGCACCGCCTTTGCGTTTGCCACCCATTATTTTTCCCCTTTCGTTTGTTGTGCTTGTTTTGCGGCAGTCACGCATTTGCGTGCAAACACGCTACCGGTGGCTAAGAATTTTTCAGAATCAATTCCATTTTGCAAAAAGTCGTTGAAATCCCACCCCTCGCGCTCAAAGAACGCTTGTACACCTGCCGCGCAAAAATGCACACGGCGCATATCTTGTATCGTGATGACCATTTACTTATCCTTTTTTAATTTCAGTGGTACGATAGTTACCGTGCGCTAATACTTGCCAATCTTCTGTCCAGCAATCGCCGAAAAACACACATTGTGGTGTCCCTTCATTCGCTTGCGGGAAATTCCATTCGTCGCTTGAAACCGCTTCCGGTCCTTGTCCGCTACGTTGTTTTGGCGCAAGCGCTTGATTTAATAAATAACTGACCGCAAGCACTGCAACATATTTAACGACCGCCCAACCAATGGCTGCAAACATAACGTTCTCCTTTTAAATTAAAATACCCGTGACCCATCATAAGGCGATTTATTCGGCATGTGCGGAATACCACCGAAATTCAGCATATTGTTAAATTTTTTAGGCAAGTAGTTGCCCGTCCGTCACAGCCGGGGTACACCTTAATCGTTGTGCCAACAGACAGCTTTTGTGTACCACCCATTAGGGTAATTTGGTTATTTTTATGTACCGTTACCGCCCGTACTTCGCGCACGCCGTCACTATCCGTCCACTCAATAAAGCTGGTGTTAAACCAGCCTTCAGGTAAATTTTCAGGCACATCTACGGTGAGTGTTGTCCCGTTTAACGCTTTAATCACCAAACCTGCAACCGCAAAATTTTTCGGATTAACTCTGCAATCGTAATCGTAGAGCGTATAAGGGAAGTTACGTCCCCAAGTTAAGCGCAAGCCCGCACTTTGCATTGTGGAAGATAGCCCCGCAGAAACTAATTCCGTCTTATGTACATCAGGGCGTTTTGCTTCAATAATCGTACCAATCCAAACTACCCGTAATTCTTGTTCTTGATAATGCAAGCGCATAATCATCACCTTAACGGTTTGGCTCGGTGGCATACCACGATACAGCAATGCCACAGGGTTATTGCTCGGTAGCACAATATTGATATTCTCGCCCGTGCGACGACCGCTATCACTGATTGCGGTTGCCAGCCATTTTTCATTGTTTACGACAATGTCTTGGTCAGCATCACAAAAACGCCAAATCTTTTCATCATCGCCGCGGGTAAATTGATAAAGCGTAACGGGCTGACCATCGGCAACAGAATGGGTTTTATCTAAATAATTCACGTTTTAAATCCTTTTTAAATATCGTTTAAATGTCGTTTAAATCATTAAACTTCGAGTTCATCATGTAAGCCTCGGAAGCTAACCATCACACTTGCCACCGTATCAGTGTGGTGCTTCCAGTCAATCGTGTCGCTCTCTAAGCGTGAGAGTGTCAGAAAAGAAATCTTAGCCACTTGTTCACGCTTTAAATTTAACACTTCACCATCCAGTGCAAGCCGTTCGGTTTGGTTGTTGCTTACCGTTGCGGCTAAAATCCGGCGGTAATGCACGCTGCCGTCGGTACACTCAATGCGAATGTCTTGCCGTCCCGCCTGTTTCAATAAGCAAGTCGTGTAATAAACCAGCTCAATATCGAGATTTTTGCCGACAATATCGTTTGCTAGTGTTAAATCTGATGTCGAACTTGCTACCCAAATCGCTTTTTGTCTGCCACGTAAGTAGTAAAACAGTTGGCGCAGTTGGTGTTGTGCGTCAATCCCATTTAACAAGAAACGATGGTTTGTGAGCTGAAACGCATTTTTCGCCGTATCTAAGTAATGTGGTAAGGCGGTGTCGTTATCCAGTTGTTTAATCAAACGCAAGTATTGTGCGGTAATATCTTCTGACCATTCGCTGGTTGGCTCTAACACGGGATGCCCACGATAAGTCGGCAAGTGACGAATATCGGCAGCATAGCCATTGTGCTCGTGAATTTGCAGGCGAATTTGTGCGGTTGCCACGCCATCACTTAAACGAGTAAGTTGTGGCATATCGGTCAGCACGGCGGAGCGCAACGGATAGATCTGTGTGTGAGTATCAAAGCGATGCAATAACGGGCGCTTTATTTCAAGCTTATCAGGCTCAATGCCAGTAATATCCACCATTTCACGTTTGTTCCCGTTCATCAAAACCGCACGTCCTCCGACATAAAAGTCAAAGCCTGTTGTGGCGAGTGAAAGGGTTCTATCGCCTTGTTTGGTTGGCTTAGCCAAATAAACTCGATGCGTGAAAATCGGCAACGCCCACACTCTTGCGCCGTAAGCATAGAGCATATTTTCTAAACGCTGACGTTCTGTTCCAACGGTAGAGACTTTAAATTCAAAGGTTCGACGGGGTGATAAACGTTTTGCAATACGCTGTTCCGCTCCGGTAATTGATTGATGCACGGTCGTTAAAAACTCTAGTTTTTCAGTCACGTCTTCAGACCAATCGGGGAAAAATTCCCAGTCGGTAGAGCGCGAGCCAATAATGCGCAACGTAACCGGATTTTTGCCCGCAATCGTAAAAGTTACTGTGCAATCAATTTCCGCCGGACCGTTCATACTGACTTTAACCGTCCACTTCTTAAGTGCCAGTGCGCGTAGCGTGAGTGGTGTTTGATTGCCGGTTAGCGTAATGCCTTCGCCATCTTGTATATCTACCTTGGTTAAATTGACCGTGTGTCGGTTCGCATTCCACAAGTGCACATCAAACACTTGTTCAGTTGAAATTGAGCCTAGATTAACTGTATGCGGAATCACAAGCACACGGCTGTATAAATCGCTGTAGTAGTTCGGCGCAATATAAGCCTGTAACGACTGAGCTAAATCTAATAACTTGCCTTGCCGGAGTTTGCCTGACATTGTCGGCATAAGGCTTGCAGCAATACGTGCTTTGCCACGATAAATCGGCAAGCGGTCTAAATAGGCGGTATCTTTAGACGCGAGGCTTTTACCACTTGTTACAATATAGCCATTGATATTTGCCATTATTCAACCATCCGATAAGCCACGCCTTGAATCCCTGAGTTGTTTTTCCCTTTTTCAATATAACTTTCATTACGCACGTCATATTGCGCACTCGGAATAATCATCCATTTCTCGCTATTGATGGTCAGAATTTGACGGGGCGAGAGACACAACCATTGTGCATTCATAGCGATCTGCAAGAATACCTAAACGGCGAAAAATACCATCAATACCATGTGCAATTAAGCTGTGTGGACACGGTATTAACGATTGCCCGAACTTAGATTGACTGTAATAGACAAGTAAGGCATCAGGATGATAAGTATTTTCGTCTGTTGTCATCGCCGCTCTGCCGAGTGTAAGCAGGTATTTGCCTTTATCCGCATTACTCAAATCTTTATAATCTGAAACATTTACGGGAGCGAAATACCAAGGTGTCCGTTTATCGCCACTGATACCGTCGGCACGGACAACCGCTTGATTGCCACGCGCCCCGTTAGAAAAGCCGTAAGCGTGGTCGCTATTTTGATAATGCGCGTAGTTCTTTGTGATATAAGTGCCATAGGTATATTGACCGCCGGTATAAGTGCCTTCTTTGTTTAACGTGCCAATGCCAAAATGCCGAAATTTTTCCGCTTCAATTTGCACGACAACGTGTAAATATTGCGCCGTGCCGAAAAAGTCATAAGACGCATAATTGCCTTTTTCTAACTGAGAGGTTGCCGTGTCGATTTCACGATAAGCGTGCGCTCTTGATGAACCGGGCTGTTCATGGCCTTTTTTACTGGTATCGAAGCCGGTATTCACATAAGTAAACAACTGATTAACTTCAGGCTTAAACATAAGCGACCAGTAGCCTTGCTCGTTGTGTAAGCACAGCAAATTATCTTCCGACTTATCTACTACCCACTTTAAGCCTTGAGCAAACTCACTTAATTTTTTAAGTAGTTCCTTAACGTCTTTTGCGTTACCCGTTTGATATGCCATGCTTAATACTCCGTTGTTGTCTCAATCACAAAATAATCCTTGGTTGCTACACGATAGCCACCGTTAAACACCAGCCCTTTTCGTCCTTCAGTAATAGTGACTTGATCGCCTGCTGCTCGCTGAATACCCGGAATCCAATACACGCCATCAAATGTGCCCCAACGGTTACGTCCTTGGCTAGAATCCTTGAGACTGATAAATTCAACAGGTATCAATGGATAAGCACCGCCTTGGCTTTCGCCCATTGAATCAATACTGCGTGGCTGTTGATATGAACTGAAAAGCTCATAATTACACAACGGGAATAGCGATTGTCTGCGTGAATCGGTACGCAAGTTTTTGTAACTGCTGCCGTAAAAGTCACGCCAGCTTTGGTCAGGTGTAAAAAGCCAACAATTACCATATTTAGCGTCTATGATTGATGAATGCAATTCACCTGTTTGTGAGTAGCGTACTCGTACCGCACGGTTGTTTTCATCCACAATCGGTGCGCTACCGGCAACACAAAGCGGATAGGGGTATTCTGTCGGCGGCACGGTCGGTAAAATAAAACCGAGATAAGCACTTGAACACACTTGCGAAATGCGTGTGATAATTTTGCAACAACGTCCACTTGCGACAATGTGATATTCGATTGGACGGTTATCCGCAAACAAAACAACGCCAGGGGAGGCATTAATTAAGCCTTTGTCAATTTCAGCTGGCGTAACCGCTTTTTCATTGAAAAACGTGCCGCCCCAAAAGTTAAGATTGTAAGTATCAGCTGAAATTAAGTTATCGGTTGAAGCCACAAGATAAATATCTTGTTCAACGCCGGTACCGGTTGATTTCCACGCAATTTGACGGATTTCTTTTTGTGTTGCGGTTTCGGTCAATTTACGGTCAAGTAATACTGTCCACGCTTGTCCGTCGCGCTTGAGTGTTTCATCTTGTGTTAGAAACTTATTGATTTTGTCTAATAAATCACGCTCGTTTTCTGCTGTGCCTGTTGTGTATGCCATTAGCCTAACTCCTGTTTTAATGTCTGTTTATTCGCCCTAATCACGGTCATTACCGCACGTTCACCCGCGACCGTATTAATGCCTGCCGTGAATAATTCCGCACTATCCACCGCTAACGTTTGTTGGATAGTTACAGGGCTTGCTACCGCCTGTTGTCCTGCCGTGCCGTTTTGCATTTCTTGGGTCAATGTTAGCTCGTTGTATGACGGCATTGATGGTGCAGAGATCAATCCACCGGTGGCATATTTACGTAAATGACCACGATTAATTGCATGTAAAAAGCCCACGCCATATTTCTGCACACTTGCCGCACGCACCACAAACTCACCATTGGATAACCGTGCCGGGATGGAGTCCGAAGTGCCTGTTCCCGGTCCGGAAATAAAACCACCGGTGGCTGCCGTCACGGCTGCACCCGCACCGCCGAAAAAGCCACTAATGGCACTGGTCGCTTGCATTGCCAGTTGTTGTGCGGCAATCTGCGCCATGCTGTTTATCACGGTCAGGGCTAATTGTTTTACCGCATCACCCAAGCTCATTGTGCCTTCAGCAAGTCCCATCAATGCGCTTTGGATACCTTGTGTTAAACCCTGTTTAAACGCATTTTCAAGTTCGTTTCCTGTCTGTTTAAGCTCTTGAATTTTTACTTTCATTTGTTCAAGCATTGCGCCGGCTGCTTCGCCTTGCGCACCGGGCATTTGTGCTAATCTTTCCAGGAGCGGTAATTGTTTTTCAATTTCTGCTACCGTTTGCGCATACATATCTTTTAAGCGTTGCTGTCCTTCAAAGTGTGAAATAAGCCCGGTTTGTACTTGCGCTTGAATCTGCTGTTCTTTGGCACTTTGTGCCTGCATCACTTTGTTAATTTCTGCCTCAATGCCATTTAACTGAACCTTGGCTTCTTCCAGCGGTAACATTTGCTTAACCAAATTAATGCCGTCTTGGTTATTGGCTTTGCTAAATAAAGCGAGTAACTGGTTGTATTTACTTTGTACATCAAGCAGATCCGCTTTTGCCGTTTGTCCGGTTAAGCGCAAGTAATCACTATTGAGTTCGCGTAGCTTATTTGTGGCTTCTTCTGCCGTACGTTTTGTATCTTGTGCCGCTTTTTTCGCATCACTTTCCGCTTTACGTTGCGCTTTATTCACTTCCACTTTTGCTTTTCTGTCCGCTTCCGCCTGTTCACGCAGTTTTTTCTGATTTGCTTCAATCGTTTGATAGAGTGCTTCTGCCTCTTTTTTCTGCTCATCCGTCCAATTGCTATTGTTACGTGCATTATCAAGGTTCTTTTCAAGCTCACTCATTCCCGATTGACGTGCGCGGGTACGCAGTTTTTCTAGCTCATCGCCGCCTTTTTTCTCTGCTTGCTTTTGCTCAAGTTGAGTTTGCAAGCCAATGGCTTCATTGATTTTGTTGATAAAACCTTGCACTGCATTGCCCGACATCCCTGCTTGTGCGGCAATGCCTTCAAATTTTGTACGCATCGCTTCTAAGCGTTCGATTGCCGTCGTGGAGGCTTGGCTCAAATCTTTTTTGAGCTTTTGAGTGAGTTCTTCCACTTCCGTTTTCATCGCAAGGGCTTCGGTTTCACTTGCTTTGATTGCTTCTGTGAGCAATTTCACTGCTTCAGGATGTTGCGGGTCGCCAATTTCCGTTAATTTTTCTGCTAATGTACCGCCGGCTTCGATGGCTGCGTCCCAAGCCACTGCTAATTGCGTTTGCGTAATATTGGCTAATTCGCTGCTAGCCGTACTCATTGAGTCAATTTTTTGCTGTAGCTCATCAATTTGCGCATTAAGCGCATTTACTTCATCGGCATTAATTAATCCGCCCATGACGCTAGTACGGCTTTGATTTAGCAATTTATCGCGCTCGGCAATGAGTGCTTCAAGTTTTTGTTTCGCTTCATCTAATGACGCCGTATTAACTTTGAGCTGTTCAAGGCGATCACTAAAACCGCCCATTTCGCCCAATTTGGTACGTGCTTCGACTAAGGCGTTAGTTTTCTCAATATTGGCATCAAGCGTAGTGAGAGATTGGGCAAATTGACGTTCAACTTCTTCCTCTTGGCTTTTTAAATACAGATACGCTGCACTCAGCCCTGCAATAGCCGTAATCGCCAGCCCAACTGGTCCGCCGATTGCCGCAAATAATCCCGAGCCTACATTGACGGCAGCAGCTCGGGCTTTGGCAACAGCAAGCGCACCATAGGCTTTTGTTGCGCGCCCGACCGATACCGTCTCGCCATTGACCGCTTGCATTAAAACTACAGTCGCTTGTGCTTGACGAACAGAAGCCGTTGCACTAGCGTTAATCGCTGCCATGTGCGCACTTTCCGCGATCACTGCTTTACTTTTTAAGCTAATGCTAGTGTACATGGCTGATAAATAGCGCGCGGTGTATGCCGTGCCGACTAAAATGGCAATGCCGGCTAAACCCTCGAGATGATTTGCCAACGTCGAAATCGCCGTCGAAACAAGGGTAGATGCGCTCAGCGTTTTATCGGTATTGCCGACAAATTCAAGCCAAGCGTTAGAGAGTTGCGTGACCGCTTTGCCAATCGTCAATGGCATTTGCTCATATTGTTTTTGAATACTGTCTGCACCTTCAGCCACGGCAGTCATAATCACTTGCGTGGTTAATTGACCTTCTTCCGCCATTTTGCGCAACTCGCCTCGGGTTTTGCCGAGGGATTTTTGCAAGAGTTCTAAAATAATCGGGGCTTGTTCAGACACCGAGTTAAATTCTTCGCCACGTAATGCACCGGCTGCCATACCTTGTGATAACTGAATGATTGCTGCTTGCGCTTCTTGTGCACCAGCACCGCTGACTGTCATCGCCTGTGAAACGGTTTTCGTAAAGCGCAAGATTTCTGCCGAGTTTGCCGAGTCGCCTAATGAACGAAAAACGCGCGTGTAAAGCTCCGCCGTAGCAGAAAATGCTGTCCCCGTTTCTTGTGCTACAGTCATCAAGCCATGAAAAGTGCCTTTAGCTTCAAGATTTGAGCGAGAAACTAATTTAATGCGTGCTTCAAGGCTTTTAAATTCGTCACTGGTTTGCACTAAATTGCCAATCGCCACATTACCCAAAGTTAAGCCAATGGCTTGTTTTTTTAATTCGGCTAATTGCTTACTGATAGATTCAACACCAGCACGGGTTTTGCCAAGCTTTGATGCTGCCTTATCGGCTTGTTGTGCGTGCTTTTCGGGCAAGCGACCATCGGGCAAGCACTCGGATTAGGCACATTGACTTATCCGTTGATTGCTTTTATCATTGCAATTTTTAGATCGCCTTTTGCATTCTTATTAAGCTTAATATTTGCTCCTAAAATTTAACCTCGCACTATGTCGAGGTTAAATCGTTTAGATAACCGGTCACCTCTTTACCACCATTTACCCCATAAGCTACATCTACCGTGCGCGCAGCTCTTAAACGTCGCTCACGCAAAATCGATTGCTGATAAAACAGCGTTATCTGGCGTGCCGTGTAATACTGAATTTGGTTAAAATCATGTCCGCTTGCAATCAATTGTTCAATAAGCTCTGCCCAGTTTATTTCTGCTTCTGCGCTTGTTGCAGTACCGCTTTTTCTAACATCGGTTGCAGCGCCTGACGGGTAAAAAAATCACTATTGACCGTCCACCACATCATCAATACCGTTTCCGCATTCTCGCCGGTTAAGTTTTGCACCCATTCCAGCGGCTTATTGATAGATAAGCTCACCATGGTTAAAACATCTTGATAATGTTCTGCGAGCAAACTCATCAATGGGTCAAGTCCGAATTGCGTGTCAGCTTGTGAAAGCGTAGTGCGCAAATCCGTCACAAACGGCATAAACAAGGCTCGGTGTTGTAACTGTTGGATTAAAGAGTATTCTTTAACTTCGATTTCTTCACCGGCAATAGTCAATTTTTGGTGCGGGAAGAGTACATTTAATTCATCTTTTTCTTTTTGCATGACTGAAACCTAGAGAAAGCCCCTAAATACTAGGGGCAGAAAAAGCGTTATTTTTTAATTTTAACAACGCGCCCGAATCGACCAAGCGTGCTATCGCCCGTTTTAGTCGTATCGGCTAACACTTTGGCTTTCGCACTTAACGCATCAAGCGCATTTTCGTTGTTGATTAAATTTAATGCTTCCGTTGGGTTGAAGTTGATTTTGTACAACTCAACTAAGCTCCATTCATTCTCTTCAGCAAGGTTGATTCCCTCGAAACGCAGGAATAAGTCTTTCGGATTGGTGGTTAAAAGTGCAATCACATCAACATCACCGTAGTTATAGGCAACGGTTAATTTCTTGCTTTTTTGTTCTTTTAAAAACTCAATCGTCCCGAAAATCGCATCAACAACAAAATCCGTGTTTTCTTTTAATTCAGCAATTTTTACATCGCTCACATTTTGATGTGCCCACGCAATACGATCACCAACTTTAATATCGTCAGGCAATGCTTCTTTTGCCACATTACCCGCTTTGATTGTGCTGGCTTCGCCTAAGAGCATTAAGCTCAAATTCTCTTTGCTCATCTCGTGGAATTTAACGGAAACTTCGCCGGATTTGCCGGTGATAATTTTGCGCACTTCTTGGCGATTGCCCGAGTATGATTCTTTATGGGTAAAATCCTCGACGGTCAGTGAGACATTTAACTCTGATACATCACCGACCCAGCGAAATGCGCCAGCTTGCCCGTTTGGTAAACGTTCTGCAAGATA